CATCATATCCATCAGCAAGTTTTCAAAGTTCGGATATTGGTAAAACAACTCGTCAATTTCGGCTTGCAGTTTTTCTTCCGCAGGTGTCGCATTGCGCGGTTCTGCAATGCGCCAATCCAGCGTCAAAATCGCCCGTTTGCGCGTTTGGATATTCGCCCCGATGGCACTGTCTTGTTCTTCAATATCCATAAATAACTCGTGCTGTGCCGTAATATCGCCACTTTCCGCGTCTTCTAAAATACTTTTCAGCTTTGACGGGGTAATGCGATTGCTCGGGTGATCCGATAACACACGCCCGTTTTCCGTCACCATGGCTTCATCAGTTTGAGTTGGTTCTGTTTTTGACCCTACCAATGTTTTAATTTTTTCCCAAAATTTCATGTTTTATCCTCGCCAAATGCTATATAAATCATCTTCCGCATCAAAATCATCATGCCCCAAGTCTTCATCGTTTAAGCCTATCCACTCAATCGGGGCGGAACTCGTCACTGCATTACGCCATAGCATTTCTAATGCGTCTGGGCCATCATCATGATCAGCTTTTGGAAAATGTCTCAACTGTGATTCAAGGGTGGATTGTGACCGATGTAATAAAATTAATCCGTTAGCAATATGCGGTTGCAAGCTCTCAATTCTAAGCATTTTGTCGCTATTGGGTTTGGTTGCTGTAGCAGGCACAGGTTTTCCGCGCACCGCTGAACGTTTAACCAGCTCGGTTTTTAAAAATTCCTGGAACTGTACTGTCTCTACAAACCAACGATGGCAGTTATACTGTGTATGTAGGCGAATAACGTCCTCAATAATTAAATCTGGTAAACGCTTTTTAATCTGCGCTTCAACCACATACAATTTGCCTGTTTCTCTGTGATAGCCGCCAACCAAAATCGCAGATGGGTCACGACTTGCACCGGCTTTACCCAGTGACGGGTCAACCGCACCAAAATAAATCAAGTTATTAGGTAATTCTGTCCAATATTTAAGACTGTTCGCAAAAATGGCGTCATCGCCACTGACCGGGTCATTTTGATACTCGGAATCAAATGCCGAATGTCCGTCTTTAGCGCGTTCTTTCATTAAATATAAAATTGGGCGGGCAAGCCATGACACCACGGAACCAGCATCCATTTCCGATTTATGCTGTTGATAAAATAAGTCAGATAAGGTGTCGTCGTCGCCTTCTTCGGACAAATAGATGTTTTCCCATTCATCCCATAATGTCATATTGTCCGGCATGCGCAAAATGGCTTTAAATCGGACACTTCTCCAGCCTTTAGTATTTAAAATTCGGTTCAATACGCTGTCATAGTGCAAAATAGTGCCGACGTAAATTACGTCAAATTTCTCACCGGCGGCACCAAGTTTTAGAACGGCTTTTAAAATCCAGTTGTGTAATTTATTGCGCTGTTCAGGTGTTTGAACAGTTTCATCGTTCTCTATATCATCTAATACAACTAAATCAGGACGAAAAGCTCCATGGCGACGTCCACGTAGCTTTTGTCCAGCACCGACCGCTTCCACTTTTTGCCCTTTAGACGTAAGAATTGCACCGGCACGCCAAACTTTGCCCGGCGTAAGTTCGGGGAAATCAATAGCAAGTCTTGGGTTTGACTCAACCTCAACTTTGATGGCTTCCAGCATGCCGTAGGCTTGCTCTTTGGTATCCATTGCAATGATGACGTAACGTTTAAGATCACATACCATGCACCAAAGCGGGAATAACTGAGTACAAATAGTCGATTTTGCCTCGCCACGTGGCGCGGCAATCGCTTGTCGCACAGATTTATCCAAATCCGAAACTGACTGCGGGAGATTAGCGAACAAATATTCATGCAACTGTGACTTATGCGGCGAACGTACATAATGCGGGAAATAGGCTTGAACAAAATATTCAAACCCATTTACCTTATCTAAAACCATCTGACGACGTTTAACAATCGCATACGGAGTATCGTCCCACCCCTCAAAATTAGCCTCAATATTGCGCTTAAGTTCTTCCCGAAGGCGTTCTAATTCTTTCTCAAAATCTTTAATCTTCATTACAACATCACCGCAACAAATAAAAGCCAGCCCCAACCTTTAATACCGGCTAACATTAACTTAAAAGCACATACAACGCAGACAAATTGCACAATCGAGCGGAAATAGTAATGCTTATGCACAATGGTTTGACTTTGTTTCTCCATCACTTAAATTCCTGTTTAACAATGCCTTCCAAATCATCTAAAACCGATAAAAAGGCAGGTAATAAATCCGGTTGTTTGGTTTTGATCAGATTAGTTACCATCTCAATAACTTTCCACGCCGTCGCTAATTCCGACACATCCGGCAATAACCGCTTACTGCTCGCTACCATTTTCGAGTAGCTATCACCTAAACCTTGGATCAGTTTAGCTTTATCGCTTACTGGCAAGTCTTCTGCATGACGTAGCTCTTCCATGGTTTTCTCAAAATAGATAACAAAGGTGGTGAGCATACCGCGCGCCACGTCTTCTACTTTGCCACTTGCCATGGTATTCGCATCACGCACCGTATCCCAGTTGTCGCCACGGGCTTCTGCTTCTTTTTTCCAACGGCGAGCAGTGTTGTACGATACACCAGCTTTTTCAGCCGCTTGTTCAAGTGTCAGGCAATCAAACACATAATAGCGACGCACATAAGCCTTGGTTTTTTCATCATGTGCCATCATCAGCCCCCGAATTTCGCTTTGATGAGCTCAAAGCCAACCGACACCACTAGGCCGCCTAAACCGCCCGCCATCACGGATTTAATGCCCAATTTATCCATGCGGGTTTCCAACATTTTTAAACGGGCGTCAATATCGTCCACGCGGTCGTCCAGCTTGTCGATTTTGCAACTAACTTCACGGGTTAAATCTAAAATTTGGTCTAGCTTTTGGTTGGTTCTGGCTTGTTCGGCTTTCTGTTCCAACCGCTTTTGTTCTCTTGCCGACATTATTTATCCGCCTTTCTGTCGAGTTTTTCAGTAATAGAGTTTAGCTGCTTGGTGATGGCATCCAGTTTTTCCATCACGTTTTTGTTGACGATGCCGGCCACTTCTTTTGAGAGATAATCCCGTTTCACTTGGTCAACCTCATCATGTAATTGCTTAAACTCACCATCTAACCGTTTAAACCAAAGCCCGATAAAAAACACCGCAATGGACACCAGCGCGTTAAACACCATCATGCCGTTAATGTGCACTTCCATTTTCGCCTCGCTGACAAATAGTTCGGTATGTATCGTTATGCACTTTAATTTGACGTAAGGTTTCCGTCGTATCTTGACGGCTTGCGGAGATCAACGAGAAACCGGCACAGCTTGTATTAATCACGGAGATCCCCTGACTTGTGCAACCCATCAATAAGAGTGTCACGGTCAGCATTGCGACTGTTTTCTTCATTTTTCTTTCTCACTTCAAAATGTTTCACTTGAGTTTCAGCGACGACTTTCTGCGTTTGTAACTGCGCATTGGTTTTTAATAATTGCTCAATCTCACGGTGTGCACGTTTGAGCTTAAATACCACATAACCACAAATACCTAGTGCAGCACCTGAGCCTATTAAAATCATCTGTAGCGTCATCAAATCCCCCTTGGTCTATCCGTTTGTTCCGGTTCGACATAAACTTCACCGGTAATCGGTTCTTCTGGTTTGGTTTGTTTGGCTTGATATGCCATTACAGCGCCCTTAGTTGCCGCTGAGCCACCGCAAAAACAAGCAAAATAAAAAAACAAATCAGTGACGGCAGAACGGTCAAGATAAACGGCGTAGATCAATACACCAGCCATGACTAAAAAGCCGAAAAATTGAATAAAACCTGTCGTACTCGCACGACCATCACTATTGGTAAATAATTCAAAAAACTTATTCATCTGCATAACCTCCACATAATTACTTTAGCTGGGGTTGGTCTCCCGCGTGCGATATAACTCCACGCATTCTTACTGTAAGAGTGCGGTCGTTTTTTCGGTTGTTTCCCTTTATTGCCTAACCAGCTAAACATGCGTTTAAACACGCCTAAAAATTTAAACTTCATTGTCAATTGCCCCATATTTAAGATTACCCGCCACACGACGCACCCAACCTTTACCAAAGGTCGCAAAAGTGCTGAGTTTGCAATAAAATTCAAGGCGTTCAGCGTTCAAACGCATAATGACGTCCGAAATCGCCATTTTTTTAATAGCGGCAATCGTCATATTGCCAATAATGCCGTCATCCGCCACATTCACCGCACGTTGCAACATACGGCTTGCATTGCCTAATCCATGGTTTACCGCTGCATCAAAAAACTGGAAAGCCACCGCATCAGGCATCTTGTCGCATTGATAACGTAACCAAAATGCGGAGTAGTAGATTTTATAGGCTTGCTCACGCGTCATTGCTCGCATACTGCCTTGATAACCGTTTACCTGAGCTGTACGTTTAGTAATCCCCCAATTGGTTTCCCCGCCTGGATCGCGTGGGTCATTAACGTAGCCGCCTTCGTGACCAATTAAGCGGTTAAAGATTTGTATAAAAGTTAAAGACATAAAAAATACCCTCAATCGTTGATATGATTGAGGGTATTCTGAATCAAATTAAGTTTGGTTAATGGAGGAAAGACTTCCACACGTCTACTTGCTTTAAAATAACGCCGCTTGTTGATATTGTGGAGATTGATGGGTTCTTACAATTTCCCAGGCGTGGCGATCTGATAGATTGTATTTAGAGCAAAGCTCAAGCATTGCCGTACGGCCACTTTTCTTTTCGGTTTGCGTGATATAGTCAAAATCCGCTTTCAGGCGTTCATTACGCAACAAACGAAGAGCAACCTCACAACGTGGGATATAGACTTCTTCGGCTCTAAAATAATTACGTAATTTTATCGCATTCTCTGCGCCAATTAAGGATTTCAAACGCGGAAAATACACCGCGCCATCAGTAAACCTAAATGTCGTCCCGCCAAATTGATTAATAATCTTTTCTATATCCGCAAACCCAACTAGATCTACCATTTCTAACACGATTTCAGGTAAATAACCTGCAACACTTTCAAGTTCAGACTGCATAAAATTTCCCCTTTGTGACCATTTAGGCGGATTCTCTCACGGAAATTTCAAAAAGCAGGTTTCTACACCTAAAAATATGATAAAAAAAATCCCGCACGGGGCGGGATTTGGAATTAATGTTTTGTCGTTTTCGGTTTTTTTGATTTTTTAGGAAAAATCCAGTATTTTCGACCATAATCTTTGGCATAAATTAAACGTCGTTCGCTCTTATCCTTGTTACGGGTATAGCGTGCTTCACAACGTGTAAAGCCTTCAATATCATCAAGTACGGGTGTTTTTTCCAGTGTTTTTACGGATGTTTTTTCCATGGTTTTACCTATAAATGGAAAAACCCCTTGAAACAAACCAGCTTTTTACGTAAAATCTTACTCGACTTTTAGAAAGTCAAGAAAAATTTATACAACCCTGTGTTTATATACAAGGGGTCTTGTGTTAAATGGAATCACATGGTCATTGGTCGTGAGAATGTGATCCCGAAGTATTAAGCCCAATCAGCTCAAACTGGTTGGGCTTCCCTATATCTAGTGGTATAAAACAAATACACAAACTAGATATTGTTATATTAGATCCTTTTTTAAACAAAAGCAAGTGTAAGTTATTGTTTTTGATCAAATTATCCAATATAAAGCCCGTATAGCGACTTTTCCACGGATCCCAATCTTTTTATACTAATTTAAAATAAAACGTAAATTTGACCCGTTTTAGGCGGTTATACGTGCATATTTATCCTTATTTGTTTATATTTGTTCGTTCCTGAACGTTTCAGGATATAAAAAAGCCCCAACTTGATCGCTGAGGCTGAATAATTATTTACGACTTTATTTTTTTAATTGCAATACTTGTGGCAGTAGCTGCAATGTCATCTTCCATGCTTTTTCAGATTCATCTGGCGACAATGCTTTGCAATCTACATATTCATTGCCATAATCGCTGGTATCAGTTTCATTTTGTGCCACAATTAGCGTTACCTTACGTAATGCACAGCCTGCAATTGGATTAAGATCATGGCCGGCAGATCCATTTTTCATCGAGTATGCCGAATTACGGAGTGCTTGATAATCTCCCTGTAAGGCTTTATTTAGCTCTCCTTTGGCTTTATCTGTCATTGAAAAGGCTGAAACAGAAATTAAACCACATACCATAGCAATTAATAGTTTTTTCATTATTTTTCTCCAATAAAAAAGGCTCCATAGGAGCCTTTAATTTACGCTTAATTTGTTGTTATGCAACTAATTTTTAGCTTTCTGTTTTCTTCTGTCATACACCGCCAACATTTGCACCACTTTTTTCAACTGCCACACTTCCAACCAATGCACAAAATCTATACCAAATGCTTTTTTCGCCATGCCGTCTGCATAACTCTGTGGCAGGCCGTATTCCGTTAAAAGTGCGGTTATTTTTGCCATATATTTCGCTTTATCCGCCCTTGGTGCGGGACGTTTTGGCGAATTTTTCGCACTAAACACCACGCCTTTTACTTTTATGGCGTGCAATACTTGCATCAATTCAGCATCTGTCATCACGGTGCAACTGTGTTTATCTACCGTGTCCAACAAAAAGCGTTTATATTGGTCATCAGTCATTTTAAGCATGCCTTTGCCGATGTGGATCTTTTGGATCATCTGTTTACGGGTTTGTGGTTGCATTTTGTTCCTCTCTCCATGATTTCCAAATTAAATATTCCGGCATATTCTTTACAAATTCCAACTGACCGACAGTGGCATAGCGTTCAATGTATTGGATAGCTGCAATGCGCTTATCCTCTTCTAATTTCTCCGCATTTTTTACCGCACTTTTACATTGCTCATTGCGCACCACGGCAAATAACGGTTTAGCCCCCTCATACACCTTTTTGAGATAGTTATGATTAGTTAGCGCCACCACGTTTCGGGTTTCACGGCGGTTTTTCATAACGCCATTGGTGGTTTCGGTCAACGCATGGGATAACAACGGACTCGGCTGATACATATCCAACACTTCGCGCATTAATTTAAGCGCACGACCGTTGGATAACGCCGCTTTTTCAGGTCGGAATAGGGCAATATAACTCACCAACGCACGGGCATTGTCGCCGCGTAAATTAGTAATAATGCCCAACATCTCACGCCCGGCATCATCTTCCAATAACGCATCCAAGTGGATGTCGCTATGACAAACCGGGCAACGGCATAATTTCACTTTTAAAACTCCTTTAAACTTGGTTTAAAACACATTATTCAGCCCACTTAAATCCCCCTCTTTTGTAAAGAGGGGTTAGGGGAGATTTGAATGGGCTGTAAATAGGTTTTAGTCGATAGGTGGTTGTGGCAGTGGTTTCCAGTTGTTTTCGCTCATCATTTAATCTCCTCAAGTCCCAAATTTAAAGTTTTGTTGTAGTAGTTAAAAGCATTCTTAAATTGTCTTCTGCTGTCATCACACCAATCTTCCGGCGATACAGGGACACTATAAAGACCGTATAAAAAACCCCAGTGTACTTCGAGTTCCGGTGGCGTATTAATAAAAGCCTGCTTTTCCGCTTTTAGTGCTAATAAATCAGCGGTTTTTACCAGCTCTTTCATTTTGGTCGTCATCTTAATGCCAAATTGATTTTGAATAACCCGCTCAAATTCCTTCTCGATTAATTTATATTCGGGCAGTAAGTTTTTAAGCGGCGTTGGCACATCTCCTAAATAAGCCTCCTGTGCATCGTGCATTAATACCGCAAATACTGTTTCGTCATCTGCTTTCAGATACGATTTTGCAATCATTGCGGCGTAAACGCTGTGATCTAAAACGGAATAATGTCTATCTAATTTTCCGCCAAAGCGCGGAATCCTTGCCAAATGATGAATAATGTCATCAATATGGATGTCGCTATTTTGTGGGTTAGCAAAGTCGATTAAACGGTTGCCGTGTGTGATAAATATGCTCATTTTTACTCCTTTTTTACCTTGATTTTTATATCATTTTCGCCATGTTGATGGTGTCTAATCGTTACTTCGTAACCATCAACCCCATTTTTTCCATCATCCTTCCACTTAATAACAGGTTCCGGATTAACCTGCACAAAAACACCAAGCTCTTCGATAGCTACTTGTTTCTTTTGTATAAATGTTTTGCGAATAGCAAACCAATGTATAAAATCAGGCAAGAAACGATTAAACTGTTCTTCGGTTAACTGCAAAAAGTCTTCAACTTTTCTAAATTCATAAATTTTGTCACTCATTTTCTCACCCCCAACTTAACCGTCTCCTTCCCATTTACACCGTGATTCAGCGTAACTTCCTTTCCTTGTTTATAGCCTGCACTTTGCGCCAAACCGTAGTCTTTAGAGTTTCCTTTCTCACGTATTTTGGTTTCGCTCCATTTCTCTTCTTTAAATGTTTCGGATTTGTAGCTTTCCATTTTTTGCTTTTCTTCCGGTGTCATTGCAAATCGTTTAACGTTCTGATTCACTCCGACAACCCAGCCTTCGCAAAATGAATCGCCCCGTGCAATCAACGTACTACGTTTTAGACGTTTGCTTTGGGTATCTAAAAACGCTTTGCGCGCCGCTTGTAATCGGCGATATAGCACATCAAAACAGTAAGACGCGATTTCAGGTCGTTCTTCCGCGCCGTAAAACACAACATGCATTTTGTTTTCGCCGTAATCGTTGCCCGGATAAACGTTAGATAAATAACCTTCAACTCCAAAAGCCTTTGTAATCACAGAGATCAACATGTGCACATATCTAGCGGATTTCATGGCAGTTTTCTGCTTAGCGTGGACTTGGGTAAATTCAACTTGTGACTGATTAAGCTGATTCTCCGCCATTAACTTTTGCGCCATTGCCAGTGCGCTTGCCGCTTCGTGCGGATTGGTTGACTTACTCAACGCCAACAGTTTTTTGATTTTTCTGAGTAGTTTGTCTTGTTCCATGCTCACTCCAACACCGGCATTACCCGCCATGTCACTCTTTTTATTTCTCTAATTGCCCCTTGCAATAACAACAAGCATTCTTTTCTATTACCATCAAGCCAAATTTCTTGAGCTATCTCGATTTGTTCGATGATTTGTGCAAGTTTTATATTAACGTCCCTTCTTTCTTGCTCACTCATACTTCCTCCACCTCAACCACATCATCAATTTCCGTAATCGTATGCGGTAATTTATTCACATCACATACATTCAAATCACACAATTCCAACACTTGCTCATTGCTTTCAGCTTCCACAACGGCTTCAACCAAACAATAAAAGCGCACCACATACTTAGCCATGCTTCACCTCCGGTCTTCTGCTTGGATTTTTGACATAATGCGCACACATCTTTTGGCGGTTTAATGCCCATTCTTCATTTTCGCTTTTTCGAGCAACAATAGCCGCTCTCTGCCAGGCAGCCTCAGCAGTTGCCCATGCACCAGCACGCTCCATTTCGACCGCCAACGTGCTAAAATCTTTATAGGTTCGTAGTTTTTCCATATATGCTCCTTAGTTGTTAATGATTAAAACCTATTACTAATGCCCCTCATCCCGTCCCCCTCTTTTGTAAAGAGGGGTTAGGGGAGATTTAAAGGGCATTTAAATAAGTTTTATAGACTTCCTAAAACTAAAATTGCGGTAAGAATAATTGCACATAGAATGCATTGAAAAATACTTGTGAAATACATCTACGCCCCCGCTACATCTAACGCAATCGGCACATACTGATCGGTTTCGCCAACACGCTCATAAAGTCGCACATAAGCCTTACTGCTTACTACTTGCACGCTTTCGCTAATTGCTTGCATTGCGTTTTGCCAGCGACTATCTTGGATTTCTACGCGGCGTAAGCCCAAAATACGTGAGGTGTTCAAATTGCCTTCCTTATCCACATTAAATGCACGTTCAATTAACGCTTTTAATTCAGGTCGAGAGCCTTCGCTCCATTCATTCAAGCACTCATCAATCAATACTTTGGCAGCCTGGATACGTTCATCAAACTGCAAGCTTTCGTTAATCGCGCGCTGTATTTTGTATTTGCCGTCATAACTAAACAGCGTCACATTGCCTTTATTACCACCCACTTTCGCGCCATATTTCTCGGCAGAAAGCTCAATAAAGGCTTGTACATCACCAAAAATACCTTCCTTAAAATGGCTGATGGCTTTGCTTAAATCACGACCACGTTCCACCCATTCGTGCACGAGCGCATCACGTGCTTTGTCGATGTCTTTCACCAACTCAGCAGGCGTTAAATTGCCTTTGGCATCGCGCCAATATTCTTTACCTTCAATCATCACTTTCATGTTTAAACCTCTTCTTTATCTAATTTGATTACAATCAATCTGTTGCCTTTGTTACGCTTTAGGATCGCTTCTGACCCCATCGCGTACAGTGTTTTTTTTCTAATATTAAATTTCTTTGCTAGTTCTTCCGCCGTGCCGTCGCCTAGATTCTCCTCTCCGCGATATACGGCGTAGATTTGACGATATTTAGGCACCTCTCCCCCTTAAGCCCAATAGACCATAACGCCTTGTTCATTTGCTACGTTTCGCACAATATGCACGCCGTTTTTTACAGTAGTCATTTGCACGCCTTTTTCCTGTAAACGACGGCTCGGGTTTAAAATCACCATTTTTGGAAAACGGCCGTCTTTACTTTCAACGATTTGTACGCCTTCACGTCTTAACGCATACGCTACGCGGTTCATTTGTTCGCTCATTTGGTTGCTCCTTGGGTTTAATTAGTTGATTAACATGCCTGCATAAGAATTGATTAACTTATCGTCAATCTGTTTACCGTGCATTTCAGCCACACGAATCACACCGCGCATAAGTTTGGTTAAGCGACGGGCGTTGCCGTGGCTGGCTTTAAATAGGATTTGGTTAAATTCATCTGTACCTAAGCCGTTTTCGGCTAACTTGTGGATGTCGTCTTCGCTTAATTGGTTGCCCAAATCGCAAGCTAAGCCCACGCGGCTATAAAGTTGCGCCAATTCGCCGTATTTACCTTTCAAATTCACAAGTAGGCGAGGCATACCGGCAAGCACCACACCGCAACCCGTTAGGTCATGGATTCGGCGGATATATTCCAGGCTTTTCGTGCTTAACAATTCCGCTTCATCGACGATGATTAAGCGACCTTCACCCAATTTTTCGGTGATACGGGTAAACAATTCATGGTTAGCCCCGACTTCGTTTAATCCCAACTGGTGGCAGAGGTTTTTCAGCAATACTTTCGGGCTACAACTCGGTTCCACTTCGATAAAAATTGTTTCAGGGTTTTGGCTGACATACTGTTTTAATGCCTTGGTTTTGCCTAAACCTGCCGCACCATAAACTACACTAATTTCGCCTTCGACATGGGCAATATGCACCACATCAAGGCAACGTTCTGCGGCATAAGTCGGCACAAATTCGCTGTTAAAATTGCGCTCAACCACTTTGTCTTTTTCGCGACGGATTAAGCGTTCCACTGCTTCGTCGATGTCTTTGGTCACGCCTTTATAAATGCCTTTTAAATACTGACTGATAACGGCGTTGGACTTGCCGAGGGCTTTTGCCACTTGTGTTTGGGTTAGCCCTTTCTGTTGCATAAATCTTGCAAGTTGTTCTTTCATGCTAGTGCTCCTGTATTTGTAATTAATCTTGATGCGTGGCAAATAAGATTGCCTTTTAGGGTATAAACAGCTAAAAAGTCTTGGGCTTGTCTCACTTCAACCGCTTTCCCTTCCCATTCAATGAGTCGGTAGGCAAAATGCGGTTTCTTGTTGTATTCAACTCGCCCGCAGTGGACTTTTTTAATAATTCGTTTTGTCATAATCTAACCTCCTGCCATCTTGCGTTGTTGGCGTCTCATTTCACTTGGCAACAACGCAATTTCTTCGTCCTCGTCAAAGCGGTTAACTTGTTTTGCGCGTAAGCCGTGTAACAGTTCTGCGCCTTGGTTGTGGGCGATACTGATGACCGGATTCAATTCAGCATTAATTTCGTCCAGTTGTTCTTGTTTCAATTTCGCGCGGCGTTGGTGTCTTTCTTGGCGAGATTTCTCAACAAAACTCATCGGGAATGCGTCACGCTTGTTGCCGTCTAAAATTGCTTCACAAATAAACGCGCCTGATTCGTCGCGAATAATGACCGCACTTGGGTTATGTATATCAATTGCCACCTGTACACTTTTTCCATCTACATCAAGCAGTTTTTGGCTGAAATATTCATTGTTAAAAACAGATACCCAACCGCGTTGTGCTTTGCGTAAAACACTTGGGCGGAATAAATCGCGTGCTTCAATCGGGGTAATCAACAACAACTCAGTGTCGGCTAATAACTCACGGCGCTTTTGTGCCGGTGTGCAACCGATTTCACGGTGCACATGTTCGTTGTTGTACCAGCTAATTCCTTCTTCCACTGCATCAATAAACTGTTTCCACGTTGGCAATTTACCCACTGCCCAACGTTGCTTGTTAGTCAGCTCAGTGCGCCCTTGGCGAATTGCTTTATCAAGCGAAATCACTGCCGTGGAGGTTTGTCGCACGGTGTCGCGGTCTGCGCCACGTCCGTGATAGGTTTCAAACTGGCGGGCAATGCGAATCGCTAACGTTTGGTTCACCCGCTCAATAATCCCGCGCCCTTGTGGGTTGCCAGGAATCCCTGTTTGGTGATTGATGCCCAAGCGGGGCAAAATCCCCGTAATGTCGGCATCTAACGTCCAGTTTTTTTCACCGCCACCGTTATCCGAATAATAGATAGCCGGTATGCCGTGGTTCTCAATGCCGTTTCGGATAGCGTCCGCAACGGCTAACGCGTTTTCTGCTAGACTGACCGACCAACCAACGATAAAGCGGCTAGGTGCGTCCATGACTAACGTCAATTCGGGGATAAACGGGCGACCATGATCAGGGTGTTGCACTTTCATTTTCATAGAGTGACCATCACCCACCCACACATCATTCGCTTTTAACACCGACCAATCGCGCTTAACGTAAGTGTTTAAGGCGCGCAGGCTTGCACCTGTTTTACGACCGATTTCGCGAATGTGGCGTGGCAGTTTGGATAATCCGCGACGCACTCTTTCAAGGCTTGGCAAACGTGCCATCATTAATGGCTGGTCAGCATAGTGCGCCTGCCAGTGCGCTTTAAAAATTGCGTAAGCCTCGGTGACGTTTACGCCGTTGGTGTTGCGATAAGCCACCAAAAAATCAGGCAACCACGCCAATTCTTCCAACTTTTGCGCCTGGCGTTGACCTGGTGCTAACGCACGCAAACGTTCTTCCGCTGTTTTGCATTTGTGATAATCAATCACCCACTGATTCAGGGTTCTTGGTGATAACACACGGCCGCAGTTATTGCCGTTTTTACTGTTAGCCTTGGAGACTAACACCATTAAATCCGCCGAAATTTCACCGCGCTTTGCTGCATTGCAGAGATGGGTAATAGCTTTGATTCGGCTTTGCACCTGTTCCAATTCGCTCACATAAGCCACTAAAGCCATGCGTGCATCAGCAATTTCGCGCTGTTTAGTGGTGAGGTCGGCAAGGTTCAGATTTTTAACCGTTGGGAGTTGTTTTGGTTTTGTTGCAACAACCACTTCGGCGAATTTATTTCTAATTTCGGTTTGAAGATCCATTGGCAAACTAGCTAATTCATATTCAACGCCACCGCCTCGCCCTTGACGTTTTCTAGCCTTGCATTTATTTCGTTCAAAAAATGCCTGGATATTTTTAGGTGCTTTTGGCAAACCCGACACTCCGAATTCGGCATATTCATAAACTGAATAATGTGTTTTTAACTCTAGACCAACCATAAATGTTCCTTTTTGTATCTTTTAAGTTCAATTTCATTTATGATGTTAAAACTTATTAGTTAGGACTGGCTTTCTATTACGCTCTGCGAATCGTTCAGCCCAGATAATCTCAGGAGCGATTCCAATGGCATTGGCAACAAGTCGTTCCATTTTCGGGTAAGACTTATCAAAAACCGTTTTTAATGTGCTGTAACTCACATTGCCTTCAGCCGCTAAAGAACGTAATGTCCAGCCTTTCTTTTTAAGTTCCGCAAGGATGTCGGCTTTATGCCAATTTACTGCGGTTTTTTTTGTGCTTTCTAATACACTCAT